GGATCAGGTTTCTTCATGGCCTGGGCGGCTGGCGGTGCAGCCAGACGCGCCGCGTCCAGCTGGCGCTGGAGTTCGATCGAGCGCATCTCCGCCTCGAACTGGAGACGTTCGGCCTCGCGCCGCTTGGTCGCCAGTTCTTTGATCCGCTCCTTGGCGGTCGGCTTTACCCTGGCCGCAGCCAGAGGTTCGCTTTCGGCTTCCGCGCCGTCGTCCTCGTCCTCGTCCTCGTCGTCCTGATCGACGCCCTCCTCGTCCTCGTCGTCCTGATCAGGATCGGTGGCGTCCTGATCGGGAGTCAAACCGGCCTTGTCGGCCTCGGCCTCGAAGTCGGTGGACAGTTCAACGCTGTCCTCTTGATCGTCGTCGATCTCATTGTTACGCGGCGCCATTGGTCTCTCCTCGGGTTTGCTTTTCTTTCAAATTCATCTCGGTCTCGCGCATGGCGCTGTCAAGGCCGGAGCGGAACGCCTCCATGCCCATTTTGGCCTCGTCGATACCGGCTTGGTTTATCTTGATCTCGACCTCGGTGGCCTCGATCCGCACCTTCTCGCGGGCCACGCCAACCTCGGCCATGGTGCGCTCAGCGTCGGCCATCTGCTTCTGGGCGCGCGCCATGAACTCCTCTGTCTTGGCCTTCTGCTCGGCCATCATCGCCTGGAACTGGGCCATCTGTATCTGCTGCTGCTGTTGGGCCTGCTGTTGGGCCTCCTGCTGCTTCTGCATCACGGCCTCGCGGCGCGACGCAGGCAGGCGCTCGGGGTTGATCATGCCGGGCGGCAGCATCATCGCCAGACGCTCCTCGATCTCGGCGGCGCCGGGGATGTCGAGGTTGCGCACGATGATGTCCGCAATCACGTTGCCGACCTGCGGCATGGTGTTCATAAGCGTCATCATGACGTCAACGGCCTCTTGGCGCTTGGTCGCGTAGGACGGTCCCGTGGTATAGGTGATGTCGTACTTGCCAATCGTCACGTCCGGCGTCGCGTCGCCTGCGGTGCCATTGATCTCCTGCACCATGTCCATGTCGTCCTCGCCCACTACCTTGATCGTGCGGTTGGTGTCATAGACCACCGGGATCAACTCGTTGACCACCCGGCCCGCCTCGCCCAGCGCGGCGTTCATGTTGTCGAGATAGATCGCGTCGCCCAGTTCGGACACGCGCTGACGGGCGGTGATCGCCCGACCGCTGACCTCGTTGGACTGGATGCCCATCGACGCCTCGTGCTTGTTGGTCACGTCCTTGATGTCCTGCACGGACATCCCGGCCTCGGTCAAAACGGCGCTGTTCATCTGGGGTGGCGAGAACATCTCGGGCTTGGCGCCGCCGTTCTGGCTGTCCCAGAACACCACGTTGTCGCCTGTCCGGTGGGCGTTGCGGAACTGGTCCGCGACCCCGTTCTTCATCGCCGTGGTGTCGAGCAGCCACTTGGTCGAAACCGACTTGGACAACTCCTCTGCCAGGACAGACCGCCAGTAATTGTGCAGGCGTTGGGGGTCTTTGGCGTTGCGCACGAACCCCCACCGATGCCGGACACTCGCCTCTTGCAGCGACCAGCCCTCGACGCGGAACACCGGCAGGCGCGACACGTCNAGGCGATATGGCCCCTCCAGCACGCGGGTTGACGTCAGGACATAGCACACCGCGTAGCGGCGCACCGTGTNGCGGATCATCGGCAGACCGGCCTTGTCGGACGTGACCAGGCCCGCGCGATCCGCCTCGGGCACGTCGGTCAGGTCAATCACGTCGCCCGTCTCGGCCTCCAGCCCGAGGGTGACAGGCTCCTCGTGCATCTGCCAGAACTTGGCNACGGAAACCATGTCGTCGATCTCCCAGCCGTGGCCGGTCATCAACGTGTCGGTCATCTCGTCGGACACCCAGCCCGCGTCACCCTTTGCCTCGGGGTAAGCCTTGTGGAAGTCGTCCTTGGTCATGTACTCGCGCACGGTGCAGTGGTTCGCGTCGGCCCCGGTGGGCTCGGTGGAGGCACGGTCCCAGATCACGCCGAACGGATCGTCGATGCACTCGAAGGCGATGTCGCGCAGGAACACGTCGTTCTTCGCGTCTTTCAGGCACACGCCGAAGTTGCCGATGCCGCAGATATAGGAGTTCTCCATCGCCTTGTTGACCGCCCGCTTGGCCGTGCGCTCGCGCGTGATGCCCCGGATAAGCCCTTGGCGGACCTCTGCGATAGCCTTGGTCCCGCCACGGGCCGGAATGACCTTCAAGGTGGTGTCGTTCTGGAGCCATGAACCCATGTACTGGGCGACGAAGGCAGGGAGGCGGTTGACGGTCAGGACGGGCTTGTTCATGCGCTCGCGGGCGCGCTTCACGTTCGGGTTCCACTGGTCCCCGATCACGAACTGGATGTCCTGGCGCGCGGGCTCGATGTTGTGCCGGTCGGCGTCAACGTCCTTGGCGTACAGGTTGACGACGGCCTTGACGAACGAGGCGCTGTCCTCGTATTCGACGGGGAACCGCTCGTCCGTTCTCGGGGGTTTCGTCGTCGGTGTACGAGCCATTATTGCATCCAGCCTCCGCCCGAGTCAAACCCCACAGNGGGCGTGTGNTACGCGTCCGCCTGCGCGTGGTGGGCGGTCCGGTTGAAGGCCGATGTACCACCCGCCACCTCGTCCGTCAACGCCATGGACACGGAGGAGTCGGGGAAGGCGAAGGTCAGAGCCCAGCTGTCGCTGTCGTCTGGCGACCGCCCGAGGTTCTTCTTGATCTCGACCTTGGAGCAGATCAGCGTATCGGTAGACTGGCCGCTTATGCGCGTGGTGACGGCCCCGAGGTCCGACGCCAACACGTCCTCGTCGGGGATCGAACAGCCCTCCGGCGCCATAAGCCAGTCCCGGCCCCGCATGTACATCTCGGCGCGGCGGTTGCGCGGCCCCGGACGGTGCGGGTTCACGGCCTTGAACTGCGAGGTGCCCCCGAAGTCCACGGGATAACACCGCTCGGCCAAGAGGGGGTAGTGGGCGCGCATACCGCTCAGGAGCGACGCGCCCCAGCCGCCGCCGTTGTCGATGTTCACCCGGTCCGGCTTCTCGGCCTCGATCACCCCGGCAAGCCAATGGATGGACTCGTGGGGATCAACACCGACGCGCCCGCGCTGCCACAACAAGACCATGCCCTGGCGCATGGACATCGAGAACTTGTCGGCGCCGGTGCCAGGCCCCGCAGGATCGACCCCAAGCACCTTTGGCCCCTCGGGCCGGATACCCGTGCGCTTGCGCGCCCGCATGACCCACACGGGCTTGATGAACAGATCGACGCCGGTGGTCTGGAACGCCTCGGCTGGACTGGAGGGGTACTCCTGCATGAACTTTTCGACCGACCCCAGCCCCTCGTCGATCTGGAACCGGCGCCACGCCATCTGCGCGTCGTCGAGCCCGAACAGTTCGGCCACCTCGGCCTCGCTGGGCAGACCGTCGCCCTCGGGCTCGGGGTTCAGCTGGAAGCCGTAGGGGATCGGCAGGCGGTACTCGGGGGACAGGAACCACGGAATGAAGATCGGCAGGTACTGGATCCCGGTCTGCTCGTCGTGAACGCCGCCCTCGGCCCGCATCCAGCGCCGGTGAAACTCGTTGCCCAGACCGTTGGCCGTGGACTCCACGAAAATCTCCGTGCCGGGGCTCAAAGGGACCGAATTCGCAAACCCGGCGAAGTTCTTCGCGGCGTCCTTGTAAAACGCGGCCTCGGACAAATGGGCCAGTGTGGGCGTGTCGCCGCGCCCGGCCTCGCCCGATCCGCCAGCGGTGGCGACGGTGTAGGACGATCCGTTAGAGAATTCGAACTGTTTGGCGTTGCTGGTGTCGGCCCGCAGGCGGAAAGGGTTGTTGTCGTTGAAGGTCTTGACCATGGAGAACAGGGCGTTTGTCGAGTCCTGAACGTGCGCCATCACCTTCGCATTGCGGTACTTGTGCAGCTGGGTCTTGGCATAGAACCGCGCGCCGACGTAAGTGGACGATCCCTGTTTCCGCCCTTTCAGGATCAGCGCCCTGATCAGCCCATGCTCGGCCAGCTGCTGCTCGACTCTCATGTGGATCAGGGCCTGGGGCGCGTTCATCACCATGCGCGCCAGCTGGCTCTCCTTGGTCACGACGTGGAGACATCGGCCGGCATAATCCGGCAGGTCGCCCCGCCAGGTCTGTATCTGCTGGACCAGACGCGCCTCCTCGGGGGACAGCCGCATGGCCGCACGCTGCGGGCCGTTCACGTCTCGAAGTCCGTCAGGGCGTCCAGATCGTAGGGGACGTAATCCGGTTGGCGGAGGGGTGGAGGTGTGATCGGTGGGGGAACTGCCCCGGGCGGCGGGAGGATGCTGCCCGGGGCGGCTTCGACTGCCCCAACTCCAACATCTGCATCCTGCACCACGGAATACTCTCCGTCAAGTGCGTCGAGCAGTTCGTCGATACCCCGCCGGTCCGTCACCTCGACCTCCTTGGCGATGATCTTCGTGAACATCTTGGTATAGAACGCGTCGGGGTTGTCCTGCGCCCACTCCGCCAGGCCCTGCGGCCCGCCAACAGCCTCGAAGGCATACAGCACAGCGCCCCGCGCGTACTTCCCCGCGTTCTCGTAGATCGCTCCCTGCATGACCACAGGCACGTCCGGGCGAGCATCGCGGGTGAGCGCGCCATCGGGTGCAAAAACAGGGATACGGTGCGTTGTCATGGCGCCAAGCTAGATTGAGGCA